AATCTTCTCTAAATGCTCCTGAATATCCTCTATCATTAATTGATGGAGGAATTAATCCGTTAGCTGTATAAGTTACATTATCTAATAAGTCTTGCCTGTTTACTCTAATTCCAAAATTAGATTCAGAAATTACTGGTTCGAATATCCAGTTATTCTCTGAATTAATATTATCTACAACAAGAACGTCATTTTCATAAAGCTTATGTATTTGATGTATTCTATATGGAAGAGCTAGTACGTCTGAACCAGAGCCATATGCAATTTCCGTATCATCATAAAGATAGAAAGACTGATTGCAATATTCTTCAATTAGCTTTCTAGCATATTTTTCTGCCATTTGAAGCTCATGATAAGTTTTATAGTTTGGATCTGATGGGTCTGTTCCAATATTTAGCTCTTCTAGAATATCGGCCATGTTTGCATAAGGAGTAACTACATCTGTATAGTAAATATGAGATGCCTCTACTCCGCCAACTTCATATGACCAGACAATCTTAAACTTTCTATTTCTTTGACAATACTGAAAAGGTATAACAATTTGATAGGTACCAATGTCTGTCTCAAGCTTTGTCGCAGATAATGTTACAAGAACAGTATTTGGATTAACCGATGGGGAAATTGTCTTATCTTCTGTTATGTCGTAAATAGCGGCAGAAACTAAATCGTCATCTGCATCAACAATTTCACCTGCCCAAAATATTTTAGTCTTGATAGGTGATGTTTGATCCTTATATATTTCTGCCATTATTTATGTTTTAGATTAGCTATAGAAGTCTTGAGCTTCCTTTGGTGTAGCTGGTCTAAAACCCTCCTCTTTGTCAAAGATCGCTTGAGCCTTGTCCGAAGACATTGCTACAAATGGGTGATCCTTGGTGAATGTGTACCCCATAATATCATAACGGAAGTTTTCTCTAGTCATTCTAACAAGAACCATATCTTCTGTGATTTTCTGGTTCTTATCAAATCTAGGGGTGACTTCAATTTCTTCCGCCTCTTCTTCAATTTTTTTAATTGTTTGTTCGTACACTGCCCATGTTACGCCTTCTTCTGCTAGGGCTGCAATAATATCGTTCTTGTTCTTTAGGCTATTTGTTTCAACTGCAAAGTCCTCTGCAATTTTCTTTAGCTCTGCTACCTTTAGGGTGTCAAATGACATCTTATATTCTCCTTTTTCTAGGTCAATTAATTATAGCATTAGTAAATTAAAATGAAAAGCCCCCAAAATTAATTGGGGGCCTTTCTTGCGGATTTAATCCTAAATTATGAAGCTACTTTAACGTTCTTCACAACAACCCAAGCATCTGCTTGTTCGATCTGGACACCAACACGAGTATACATTGTGTACTCAATTGAGTCCTTACGTGGCCAGAAGAATCGGTAAACAGTTACATCACGCTTGATTCCAACAACTACGTTGTTAGGGAATGTCAAGTGGATATCTCCGTGGTTTCCTGTCTCTCCTGAATAGTCGCCGTCCTGTGCTTCGTTTAGAAGTGGAACTTCAACAATTGGAATACCAAATGCATAAGGTGCTACGTAACCTGCTGGTCCTGAGACTGGCTGTACATCACCACGGATGATGCTTGAAGCAATATCCTGTGGAATTGTCTGGTTAGTACCAATGCTGTTTGCAAATAGGAAGTCTTGGATTAGGTTTGAACCTACCAAGAAACGAAGATCTGCACGACGCTGCTTGTACTTGCGTGGAAGAGACTTCAATGCAGAGTTAAACGCTGCACGAGAAATTGCTGATCCACCGTTGTCTACAACGTGGCCGTATGCCTTTGCCTTCTTTACAACGCCGTCAAATGACTTGTACAATGCATCTCCTGTTAGAGTTGTATCTCCATTTAGAACTACGTCTTCAATGTCGTTACCTGCCTGTGTTGCCATCATACGTGCGATGTGATCTTCTAGATCTGGACCTTCAATGTTGTCTTCTAGAGACTCTGTTGATAGTTCCCAATCTAGACGAAGCTTCTTTGTTGTCAAAGAAATCTTTGAGAATGATACAGCTGAATTAGCTGCTGTGTCGTCTGCTTCAGTTGCGAGCTTCATAAGCTTCTCGCCTACTGACATACGATCAATCTCTGTTGTGTCTGCTTTCATTCTTACTGTACGGGCGACTTTACCAATTACGGTTGCATCGAACATATAGTCAAGGAAGCGAGCTGACTGCTCTGGGTTAAGGAGTCCACCTTCACCCTCAGAGCCAATGTGTACTCCAGTAGTAGCTACTGCAGAACCTGTCATGTTACCTGTAACGCTAGTGTTAGCAGCTACTGACTTTTCTAATAATTCATTGCTCATATATTTTCACCTACCTTTGTTTATCTAATTAATTCGTTTACGGAACCGAGGAAAGAACCGTTCCATTTTGATTTCTTTATTGTACTTACTTCCTGAGACCCGCCAAGGTCTGAGGACTTCTTAATTGCAGTCTCACCTTCTACTGCATCGACACGCTTTTGTACGCCATCAATCGTGTTTCTGATATCTTCAACAGCCTTTGAAAGGACTGCGTGTTGTTCTGCCAACTCTGTGATTCGGCTATCAACGCTCTTGCTAAAAGTCTCAACTGTTTCTGTAACAGTCTTAACCTGTGCTGCATTTGCATCTGTAGCCTTGCTTAGAGTTTCTGAGAAAAAGCCTTTTAGATCGCCCAACATCTTTGCAAAATCAGGTTCATCAACCTCAACTTCTGATACGTCGGCTGCTTTTTCCAGAGTTTCGGCAGAAGCGTCTGCTACTGCGTCTTCTGCAGGAGCTTCTTCAGCAGCTGGTGTTTCTTCAACAGCAGGTGCTTCTTCTACTACAGTCTCTTCAACTGCAGTGGTTTCTGTATTTTCTGACACTTCATTACCTCCTTCTGCGTTTGCCTGTTTTGCAATTGTTTGTGTTTCAGGCAACGTGGATCTTGACTTGTATAAATCAAGAATTTTATCTATCTCTTTTGCTTTGTTAACATCTGAGCTTTCTACCCATCCGATTAGTTCGGCTGGCTTTCCAGTGATTGGAGACTCATATGTTTTTTCTGTTGAGATAAAAACAGAATCGCTTTCTTTGCAATAAAAAATATTCTCTGTTACGACATCTACTGCAATGCCCTTGAAAATCATTTGTCCATTCATCTTTTGAATTGACAAGATATTGCAAAGTTCATTTGCTGGTGAGTCTACAATTGATAGTTCCATCAATTCGTAGCCCTTAATAAATCTTACTGGCTTACCTGTTGACTTATTAACTTCATTGTCTGACTCTGTAATCTTTCCGCCGATTGAAAATCCTGCTAGGGTTCCATCAAGAACCTTTTCCCAAGTATCCTGTGCTCCCTTTGAAACATATGCGTCTACATATACTCCGTTATAAAATTCTTTTGTTTCTGGGTCATAGTATGTTTCTGGTTTAAATGAAAGCATTTTTCCTACAGCGTTTGGTCCATGCATCTCACGAATGTTTCCACGGAAATTTTCAAACGCTTTCATACTTGCTTCTGATGTAACCATGTCACCAGTTTGGTCAACATTGTCTAATGTTGCAAAACCTGACACAGTTCTTTTTTCACGATTTACTTTGGTGAATGGCACAGACAAAACGATGTTGTCGCCATTTGAAGACCATAAAGACTTTTCAATGTTCATATGCTTAATTTTATCTATTTGTAGATAAAAAGGCAAATAATGGTTGAGTAAAGTTATTCAACCTGTCTGCCGTCGCCCTGAGCATTTCGTCCTTCACCAGAGATATCTGGAGAATTTCCTTGTCTTTGTTGCTCTCGGACACGGGTATTATTTGCTTGTGTTCTAATTTCAGCCTGTTGTTGTGGCTTTAATTCAACCATATCATCTCCGCCATCAATAGGGATCATTCCCTTTCGAATACGGACTTCATTAGGAGTAATTACCTGCATTCTTAAATATCTCTCATCAATCTTAGATTGAGTATCCTCATCAGTAAGAGTTAATTCATTGAATTTAAGAGAAAGGGCATCTGTCTTTTCTTCGAATATCTTATTTAATTTCTTCTCTAATGTCATTTGTGCTGGACGGCAAACCTGCTCTTTAAATGTCTTATCGGCATCTCTTGCCACCGCCAAATTAACTCCCTCTGGAGTTCCAATTTTATTAATTGGCACACGATGAGCTAATAGGATTTCATCTCTATTTGCCTTACGGTAAAGATTAAATGAAGATTCTTGAGTTCCAGCCTCAATTGGGTCCATCTTAAATTCAACCTTTGAGTCGGGTGAATCTGCTGGAAGTGGGATATAAAGAGATCTATGATTCTTTCCTCTTAATCCAACCTGAAAGAACTCAAGCAATTTTCTTTCTGACTCTGGAGAAAGCTTTGCTCCCTTAACTGTAATAATATATCTTGGGACCGCCTTGTTTTCAAAGTAGTCCAGGTTATATTTGCCAGCGAATTCATTTCCAGCTAAAGCGTTCTGAGCTGCAATAATATCTGGGATTCCATAATAGTTATTTGTTGGAGTGTACTTCTTTAGGTGGATAACTTCGTTAGGTCTATCCTCTCCTCCTGCAATTGGATTCTCTGTTTCTTGATCTCCAAAGTTACGGAAGAACACAGCCTTGCCGTAAAGAAGCTGAATAAACCCATCACGTAAACGACGAACTCTCATTGTCTTTGACGGGATATGTCCAATGTAGCCGATGTTGCCTGCGGTAGTTCGGCTGATTTCAATGTAGCCATTTCCTGTAGCCTCTAAATCTGTGTATGCTTTAATAAGTGTTTGTGTAAATGTATCTTCATCGTTTGTTGAATCAAGCCATATCTGCAGATCTTGCTTAAGCTTATTGAGCTTTCTTCTTGCTCGCTCTAATTGTTTGTCATCAGTAATTGAGTCGAAGGCATCGTTTGTTTTTCTTGTCTCAGTAAAGTCATAACCTAGTCCAACAATATTTGCAACCTTTGCATTAATTGCTGCATAGTTGTAAGTTGAGATTTCATAAATTCTTGAAAGGTATTCTTGATTATATGGTGGCTCAACCAAATCAAACATTGCATATCCAGTTACCGCCTGCTGTAATAGATTCTGCTGTGTTCCAGTGTCTTCTCTACCCATAAATGCTTTAGACAACTCTCTACCCATCTTGCGACGGAAGTTAGAGCTTAACCCAGATACTTTTCTTAAATCATCCTCTTGCATCATGAATGGATCTGAATGATCCTTTTCTTTCTTTAGTTGAAACAGGTCAGATGCAGAAGAAATTTGAATTCTATCTGTTGACTCTAAATCATTATCCTGAACGAACTCCATAGTTATCTCCCTGATCCACCTATTACTGGATTCTTCTTGTTGTAAGCCGCTAGCTCATCTTTATAGTTACCAATATCAAATGGGTCAGGAATCAAGCCCTGCTCAAGTCTTGCCTTCTGATATTCAAATTGCTCATCATCAATCTTGCGTCTGTTAGATAAAAATTTAGGCTGACCCACATCAATTCCAAAGGATGATACCTCTGCTGCTAAAGCCGCCATGTTTGCCTTGCTACCTTTATGGGATGCTATTGATAAATAGTTACCTTCATCATCGCCAATCCATCTTCCGTCGGGCATCTCCCACACATAGATACCAAGCGTGGTTTCTTCAATTACGGTCTGATTGACTTTTTTAATTTCCATAGTATTTTATTTTACCATTCTTTGGTGTCAAAGTCCAGCTTTTTGTCAGGCTATGTGACAAAATTATGAGTTTTGTATAACAATCCAGTCATTATCGTAGTAGTCTACTGAGTTTTCTGTCACGGTCATGGACGCAGTAGTGTTATCTAAAACGGTGGTAACGCTATTAGATGTATATAGGTTATAGTGAGTGGTTACATTTGTTGAGGTAAATGCTGCTGGATATATACCAAAGTTCTGGAATAATGCAGGAACTGCCCCAGAAGAAGAGTGTGAGAATTTTATATTTCCGCTTACTGCGGCTGTAAAAACAATTACGACATGGTGTAGCTCACCTAGTTTAAATACATCTGAGACACTTGTTTGCGAGGTCTTGTTTACCCCATTTATATAAATAGCAGATATATTAGTTTTGCTTATTGTCCCCGTACTTCCCCACGAATAATTTGAAGCAGCATATGATCCGCTAGAGACTGTTGATACTAGGCCACTGGCTGTTAGGGCATATGGCGTATAGAAAAACTCTAAGGT